CCTACTTCACGCTCTCGGGGACTGCCACCTTCGACCCGTCCTCGCCGTGCCCGGTGCCGCTGGAGATCCGGTACTCCAGCGTCGTGGTCACCGACACCACGCACGGGGTCTCGCTGGCGCTGTAGCCCCTGGCATGGACGACACCCCCGCCGCCCACGCCCACGACAGCGGGACCGTCCACGCCCACACCGTGACCGACCGCACCCGCCTGTGGACCGCGGCCCTGCGCGCCACGGTGGGGAGCCTCGAGCGGTGGCGCGCCCAGGGCCTGGACCACGTGCACTACTGGCCGGCCTGCACCCTGCACCCCGGCCCGGAGGAGGCGTGACCGTGCCGGCCCGGCCCTGCCTGGACTGCGGCACCCCCTGCCGCGGCAGCCGCTGCCCCACCCACCAGGCCACCCGGCAGCACGCCAAGGACGCACGCCGCCCCACCCGCCGCAGCCACCACGAGACCCAGCGCCGCCGCGCCGCCGTGGCAACCCACCGCGCTGCCCACGGCGACTGGTGCCCAGGCTGGATGCGGCCACGCCACCCGAGCGCCGACCTCACCGCCGACCACGCCGTCCCCGTCGCGGTGGCCACTGCTCGCGGTGTTCACGCAGCTGACGCCGAGGCTGGCCTGCTGCTCGTGCTCTGCCGGCCGTGCAACTCCGCGCGAGGAGCGACAGGGTTGCAGTAGAGGGAAAGAGACAACGCACCCGGGGGGGCCATGCCGGACGTAACGGGCATGCCGCGCCCCGCCCCCGCGCCATCTGGCTCGCAGCCGCTAGGCATCCCATGCCCGGCCAGGAAGTGACCTGCCATGCCGCAAGCCCCGAGTTTCAACCCGCGTGAACGCAAGGCGCGCGTGGGGCCGCTGCTCCTCCCGGCCGAGGGCCGCCAAGGCGCCGCGCCGCCGTGGCCTGCGTCCGGCCGGGTCGGCAAGGCGGTGCTGGAGGCGTGGGCAGAGCTGTGGCGGACGCCGCAGGCGGTCGCGTGGGAGGGGCTGGGCTGGACGCGGGAGGTGGCGCGCTACTGCCGGCTGCTGGTCCGGGCTGAGGCGCCGGGCTCGACCGCAGCGGTGCACGCGCAGGCGACCGCGCTCGCTGACCGGCTCGGCCTCACGCCGAAGGCGATGCGGCTGCTGCTGTGGCAGGTCGCCACCGACGAGGTCGCCGACCAGCGGGAGGTGCCGTCAGCGGCCCGGGAGCGGCTGCGGGCGGTCGAGTAGATGCCCTGGAGGCAGCCGGACGTCCCTGGTGAGTACCCGACGCTGGGCTACGAGGTCGGTGAGTGGGTCGAGGCCAACTGCGTCATCCCCGACGGGGTGCTCCAGGGGCAGCCGTACCGGCTGACCGACGAGATGTGGCGGTTCCTGCTTAAGCTGTTCCGCCTGCACCCAGCCGCGGTGGTGGACACCACCCGCCCGTCGGCACCGTTCTACTACCGGGGGGCGCAGCTGACCCGCCCACAGAAGTGGGGCAAGTCCCCGTTCGGCGCGGCGGCCGACCTGGCGCAGGCGTTCGGGCCGGTACTGTTTGGCGGCTGGGACGCCCGCGGGGAGCCGGTCGGCCGGCCCCACCCGACACCGTGGGTGCAGATCGTGGCCACCAGCGAGGAGCAGACCGACAACACCTGGCTGGCGGTCTACGAGATGGCCTCGCGGGGGCCGATCGCGGACCTCGCCGGGGTGGACGTCGGCGTCACCGACATCAACCTGCCCTCGGGCGGGAAGATTGAGCCGCGGTCCTCTTCGGGCCGTGCGCGGCTGGGCGCGCGGCTGTCATGGGGGCACTTCGACGAGCCGCAGCTGATGACCGAGTCCAACGGCGGGGTGCTGCTGGCCACCACGATGCGCCGCAACATCGCCGGCATGGGCGGCCGGTGGCTGGCGACCGGCAACGCGTGGGACCCGAGCGAGCGGTCAATGGCCCAGCGCACCCACGAGGCGGCCGCCCCCGATGTGCTGCTCGACTACCGGCCAGCACGGCGGGTACCCGACCTCGCCGACGACGAGCAGGCGCTGGCCGAGCTCGCCTACGTGTACGGGGACTCGTGGTGGGTGGACCCCGAGCGGGTCCTGGCCGACGCGCGCGACCCGGCGACGTGCCCGACGACCGCGGACGCGCTGCGGTACTTCTTCAACCTGGTCGTGGTCGGCTCCTCCGACGCGGTCGACGCGACCCGCTGGGATGCGCTGGCCCGCCCGCGGGACCTTGAGCGCGGGCAGATGGTGGCGCTCGGCTTCGACGGCTCCCGCACGCTGGACCTCACCTCCGTCGTGGCCAGCCGCGTCACCGACGGGCGCTGGTTCCACCTGCGGAGCTGGAAGCCGTCGGAGTACCCCAACCACCGGGTGCCCCGCACCGAGGTCGACCGGGTACTCACCGACGCGTTCAGCGCCTACGACGTCAAGATGCTGTTCGGGGACCCATACCGGTGGCAGGAGTACTTCGACGTCTGGGAAGCCCGCTGGCCCGACCGGGTACTTGAGTTCCCGACCAACGTCGACTCGCGGATGGACGACGCCGTCACGCGGTTCCTCGAGCAGTTCGCGGGCGGCTTCACCCACGACGGCGACGCGCTGCTCGGCACCCACGCAAAGGACGCGGCGCTGGCGAAGGGACGGCGGCGCCAGCCACGCCCCAACGAGGACCCGTCGCGCGTCTACCACTACCTGAAAGTCGTGAAGAAGCGCGAGACGGTCAACATCGACGCGTTCGTGGCTGGTCTGCTCGCTGAGGCGGCCCGCGGGTGGGCGGTCGAGCACGGCGCGCTCAACGCTGGGCGCCCGGCACCGTTCGCGCTCATGGGAAGGTGACCAGATGGCGACCAGGGTCCTCGACGCGGTGCCGCTGGAGCGCATCCAGGCCGAAGCCCGCCAGGTCCACCTCGGCCGGGCGCTCTTGACCCTGCTCATCGGGGTGTTCTGGCTGCTGGGGTGGCTGGCCGGCAAGGCGACGCTGGGGCTGGCGTTCTGCTGGGCAGCGGCCAAGGTCGGGTTCACCGAGGCCCGCAGCACGGGCGAGGTGGTGCCACGTGGCCGCGCCGCTCCTTGACCGCGTCGCCGCCAGCCGCGCCCCGGCGGTCCGGCGGCCAGCCAACCTGAGCTTCCAGGAGTGGGTGGACTGGTTCCAGTTCGACGGCGTCACCTACCCGCTGCTCCGGACGACGATGGGCAAGCTGGACGAGGAGCAGCTCGCCCAGACCGCCACGGCCGCCTACCACTCGAACGGCCCGGTGTTCGCGCTGACCGTCGCCCGGCTGCAGGTGTTCTCCCAGATCCGGTTTCAGTGGACCCGCTTCCAGGGCGGCCAGCCGACCGACCTGTTCGGCACCCCCGCGCTCACGATCCTGGAGCGGCCGTGGTGGGGCGGGGTGACCTCGGACCTGCTCGCCCGCATGGAAGTCGACGTGTCCACGGCGGGCACGTCGTTCACCCGCAAGATCGCCCGGCGGGGCGCCTCCCGCCTGGTCCGGCTCCGGCCTGAGCACGTGATCGTCGTGCTCGGCTCCGACGAGGACGCCGACCACCCCGCCGAGGCCGCCGACGTCGAACTCCTCGGCTTCGCCTACAAGCCCCCGATGGGCCCGATGGTGCTGCTGGACCGCGACGAGGTCGCGCTCTACGCGCCGCTGCCCGACCCCGACCGGGTGTTCCTGGGCATGAGCTGGGTCACGCCGGTCCTGCGCGAACTGCAGGCCGACTCGGCGCAGAGCGAGCACAAGCTGGCGTACTTCCGCAACTCCGCCACCCCGAACCTGGCGATCAAGTTCGACCCGTCGGTCACGATCGAGCAGGTCCGGGAGTTCAAGGAGCTGTTCGAGGAGGAGCACAAGGGCGCCTGGCAGGCGTGGAAGACGCTCTACCTGGGTGGCGGCGCCGACCCCGTGCCGGTGGGCAACTCCCTCCGGGATCTTGACTTCACTGGGGTGCAGGGCAAGGCCGAGAGCCGGCTGGCCGCCGCCGCGGGGGTCCCGCCGTCGTGGGTGGGCTTCAGTGAGGGCCTGCAGGGCAGCGCGCTGAACGCTGGGAATTTCAACTCGGCGCGGCGGCGCTACGGGGACGGCACGATGCAGCACCTGTGGAAGAACGCGGCGACCTCCCTTGAGGTGCTGGTCCCCGACCCGGTCCGCGCGCCGGGCGCGAGCCTGTGGTTTGACACCAGCGCCGTGCCGTTCATGCGCGAGGACGCCGCCGACGCGGCCAAGATCCAGGCGGACGAGGCGCAGACGATCGTGGCGCTGGTCCGTGACGGGTTCACGCCCGAAAGCGCCATCGACGCGGTCAAGAACCACGACTGGGGGCGGCTCAAGCATACCGGGCTCGTCAGCGTGCAGCTGACCCGACCCGGCGAGGTCGCCCCGACACAGGAGACACCGCCGACCAAGACCAACGGCAACGGAGGCGGGAAGACCCCGGCCGCGCTGGTGGAGGCGATCGCTGATGCCCTTCGGGCCTGACTGCCAGTACGAAGACCAAGACGCATGTGAGCGCGCCAACTCAGACCGGGACGACCCGGCGGCCTACTGCGCCGCGCTCCGGCGCCGGACGGAGGAGCACTGCATGAGCGACCGCGTGACCGGTTTCGTGCCGTTCCAGCTGCCGGCCGGCCTCACCGCCGACGGCAGCCGTCCGCGGCTGCGGATCGCCCGCCCGGTCGCCCAGCAGGCCCGCCCTTGGTACCGGATCACCGCCAAGGCCGCCGAGGACGGCGACGAGGACCGGGACGAGCCCACCACCGACGGCGACACCACCATCATTGACATCTACGACGAGATCGGGTGGTTTGGCGTCACCGCCGCAGAATTTGTGAAGGACCTCCGGCAGGTCACCACCCCCAAGATCGAATTGCACCTCAATTCGCCTGGGGGCGATGTCTTCGACGCGATCGCGATCTACAACGGCCTGCGCCAGCACAAGGCGCAGGTCCACGTGCTGGTCGACTCCCTCGCCGCGTCCGCCGCCAGCTTCATCGCCATGGCCGGCGACAAGGTCACCGCGATGGCCAACGCCATGATGATGATCCACGACCCGCTCGGGCTGGTGATCGGCAACGCCGCCGACATGCGGGAGATGGGCGACCTGCTCGACAAGCACGGCGACAACATCGCGTCGATCTACGCAGCCCGCGCCGGCGGGGAGGTGGCCGAGTGGCGGGCGCGGATGCTCGCCGAGACCTGGTACCTCGCCGACGAGGCGTACAAGGCCGGCCTCGTCGACGAGGTCTCAGACGCCGACGGCCGCCCGGTTGAGGACCGGTGGGACCTGTCGGTCTTCGCCCGCCCCGCCCCTGCCGTCGCGGCCACCGCCGGCGGCCCGCCCGCCCCGGCACCGCCCACCCCTGCCCCCGGCCCTGCCGCGCCCACGGAAGGAGCCCCCCCGCCCCCGTCCCCGCCCGCCACCTCCGACAGCAGCCGGAGCCGCAGCTACCTGGGAGAGACCGCCCCCTGGTACC